TTGTTGTTTATTGACACCATCTGTTGCAGATATACCGGCGGCAACATTTGTTATCCGGTTACTACCTACATTTAAGTTACCACTAATGGTTACGTTTGTAAGCGTACCACCAAGGTTTTGCACTGCATCTTTCTCTTCTTGTAAAGAGTATATCGTTTGCAGTGAGTTGTCGTTTAAGTCAGCTGCTTTTACAGAGGAGCCGGGAGTATAAGTAACTCGAGGCGTGCTAACATCCGTGCTCCTAGCAATACGAATAATTACTGGGCTTGCGGGTATATTGCCTGATGTAAAGACAACTGTACCACCACCGCTAGGTGTATAGTTAGTTATGTTATAATGAGTGCCTGCTGTCTTAAGTGCACCATCTAGCTTAACATCTATGTCAGTGGTTTTAAGTGACTGGAAGGTAAAATTTTTATTATTATTACCATCCGCTGTATATTCAATGAATGTTAGTGCCATTATTTAGGAATGTTTAATAACTTTGCTGTTTGATTTTTTTTCATCTTCCGCTCGAGTTTTGACTTCTCTCTATCTCTCTTTATTGTAGCGGCTTCTTGATCTTTCATAACTTTCAACCAAGCCTTCTTACGTGCTTTAGTAAACAATCTATCTATTATAATATTATGATAGTAGTCTCTAGGTTGAAAATCAGCTCGTCTACCAGAATTTATATCAGTATACATCTGCTCCATAGACGCTATAATTTTAGGGTCGTTAGCAAGTCTACTTAATTTTACTTCTAGTCTTTCTTCACCTATCGCTTTTTGGAATAGAGATCGTAGTCTAGGACTATCAGTTAAGTCATCTCCATTAGGAGAATATAAAACTGACATTCTAATATCATAACCACTATTAAATAGCAAGGTTCTACCGGGACTAGGAGTTAAGTTAAATGCTACAGGTATGAAAGCATTGTAAGCTCTAGTCATAAAGTCGTGATTCTTAATAGGTCTACCATTTAATAAGTCATACTTAATAGGTAATTGTTGACCAGTTAATTTTTCGCTCATTAAGTTACGGTTACGTATAGAGTCGAAAATACCAGAGCTTAGTTCACGTGTATGTGGTGTAAATATTCTACCTAAATCATTACGTAAACCGGCTAAAGGTATCTGGTTATTTGCAAAACCTGATATGATTCTAGCAGGCTGACCCGGCTTACCACCAAATAAATCTGCAAACGATTGTAGTCCGGCTAAATAAGATTTACTTGTTACACCTTGAGATAAGAGTAAAGCAACTTTTAGTAAGTTATCTTCTGTCCACTCTTCACCCATAAGTAAACTAGCATCACCTATATCAGCTATCATAGACATAATCTGGTTGAATGGTTCAAACGAATCATACTCTACTCCAACATCGCCGAAGAAAATAGTACGTGGTTTGTATCCCGCATCCATCCATACTTGTCGTTTCTGTCTGTCTACAGGTCCGTTACCTGTCATTCTACCTGTCATCCATGCCCATGCAGCCATACTAACTAGAGCAGAACCCATAGCTAATCTACCTGTTTGTAGTGCCTTAGCGTTTATTAAGTCTTGATCTGAGTATATACCATACTTAGATAATTCATCTAAATTTTGCCCGGGTCTAGCATAAGCTATATCGTTAAACTCTCTAACTAGAAAGTTAAAACCGGGTGTATGTTTAGCTGTAAGTTTTAATCCGTTTACACCAGTTCTAGCAAACAAGAAGAAAGGTTTAGCCCAAGGGTTTTGCTGAAACACTGAGTTTAGGTTAGCAGCAAATCCTTTTAAATCTTGTGTTAGTGTAACTTCTTTACGTGCAAATTCTGTAGCTGCATCAGATATATTACCATCAGCATCAAAAATATCCTGATAGAAATAATCTTCGTAGTTCTTAATAAGGTCTGGAGTTATATCTATATGACCACTTATCTTACCGGCTTGCTTTTGGTCCATAGCAGAGATAAGAGCTTTTTCTCGCATCTTAACTCTACCTAGAATGTATGCAAAAGCATCGTCAGTTGCAGCCATAACTTTAGTAGAGTAAGTCAACATACTAGCATTATTCATTTGTCTAGCCATATTAGCCATTCTAAATGCGGCTTTGTCGCCTGCACTAGCTCTGTCGCTTTCTGCCCATCTACGTATAATCTCCCAGTTATCGTCTCCTTTTGTATACTCAGAGAATCTAGTCTTTACAGTTGCTATATCTCCTGACCAGTATGAGTTAAGTCTAGTTTTAAATAACTCAAATGACTCAGGTATAGCTTCCATCATAGCGTTCATAGATGCAAGACCTACACGTACACTTCTAGTATCTCCAGTAAATGGAAGTCTAATTAATGCACCTATTGTTTGATTCATAGGACGCAAGAATGTATGAGTAGATGTACCAATAATAGCTCGTAAAGGTGTCTTAGGTGAACTAAGTACACTGTGAGTAAATACACCTTGTAGTTCTCTTATTAATGCACCTGACTGTGCTTTACCTTCGATCTCACCACCTTTTATCATCTTTCTAGCCCATGCGTCAAAGTCATCAAGACTGTTAACTGTCTGCATAGAGGAGAAAGCTTCAAATAATGCCATTAATAAATTACTATCTTCTGACTTATCTGCAATATTTAATATACTTTGTATGGATTCACGAGTGTCAACCATTTCTTGTGACAGTGTTTTCTTTAAATACTGTACCTTAGAACCGGCTCCAAGCTCTCTAAAGTTCTGTGATTTTATAATTCTAGCTTTTTTTACTTCAGTAAGTAAAGTAAACATAGTATCTCTAATAGATTCTAGAGTACTATCTGTATCTGCTAGGTCAACAAAGTTGCCTAACTCTCTACCGGCTATACCTAAATCACGTACTTGTTGTAATAATGTACCCATAACCATGTCAGCAACAACTACATACTTACTTGTAATAGTTTCTATGCTGTCTACAAGGTTGCCATCTATATCTGTTATAGAATATGCGTCAGTATTTCTTAGTATTTCTTCTAAGTATTCCTCTGGTGACATATTTGCTGCGTTTCTACCAAGTGTAATACGTTGATGTGCGGCTATAGAATCACCAAAGACCTCTGTTAATGTAAGTCTGTTCTTTTTAATTTCTTCAATAATCTGACGATACTTGTTATTACTATATAGTTTACGTAAAACATCATCAGCTATTTCTTCTGTAATACCGGCTTCTTTTGCTGCCCTTGCTCGTTGTACGGCAGGGATAACATTACCGGCAGAACCATCTTCTGCACCCCAGTCTTCACGAATTTTTTTCTGTGTTTCCCATACAGTATATGGGTCATCTTCTGACAGGTGTGCTCCTTGGTGTTGTTCAGCTATTGCTTTATTTTTACTAGCTCTAAATCTTGTTTCGTTTTCTCTAAGTTCTTCGAGCCCTTTAGCTAAAGTCTGATCTTGTACACTTTTTTGACGTTTACCTATTCTATCAACTACTGATTTTTTACCTTTACCAAGTAGCATAGCAGCACCATCAAATACTAGACCTATACCCATGCCTTCTACAATGTTTTTTAGTTTCATCATAGTAGGATGGTCTGTATCCTTTGTACTTAATGGTGTATCAATCCAACCATAATGGTCACGTAGGCTACCTAGAGCATTATGACCATCAGATTCTTTAGATACTAAATCAGATATAGCACCAATACCGGCTGCACGTACTAAACTCGGAGCACCTAATAGTGCTTTTGCAGTTGCACCTACACCCAATCCTATACCGGCAGCGGCTGCACCTTTAGCAGCTAGGATAGTAGCACCCGCCATAGTACCAAAATGTACTACACCTCTGGCTAACTTACCCCACCATGTTTTTGTTATTATTTCACTCTGCCCATTGTTTGTAAACGGGTCAAAGTCAGGTTGATAATAACCCTGTTCTTTAATTTCTTTTTCCCGTTGACCGGAAACAGCGTCTATAGTACGTTCTACAAAAGTTGTACCAGATGATAATGTATCTTGTATACCACCAGAAGGTATAGAAGCTAGTTCTTTTAGCACTCCTTTAACACCACCAATACCTTCATCAGTACGTGGGTCTTCGAGTGCAGCAGATTCTTCTTCTAGTGTCTGTTCGGCAGCTACCTGATCTTCTTGATATTGAGCTTCGGAAACTTGAAATTCCTCTGCTGTAAGAGCCGGGGGATTATCGTCTGGTTTGTCGTAACTAGCACCGATCGGGTCTTGGATTAGTTCTTCTTCATTCATTCGTTATCCTCCCCGTAATAGAATATCTCACCTTTTTCATTAATATTACCGTAGTACATAAAGTGTTCAGTAAGTTCAGATGAAGTATATAATCCGGGTATGTTAAATTTATCCATGTCAGTATAAAGACCTTCCACGTCATCAAAGTTTAAACCACTAGGAGAATAGCTTTCTAGACCTAAGCCATTAAACATTTTCTTCATCTGACCTGTTTCCATTAAAATAGCAAAGTATAATTTATTCTGATTTTCTTTTGTAAAAGTATCAGTTTTAAAATCTAAGCCAGATGTGTTTCTAACTCGTTCTATTTGAGCTGCATTTAATTTAAACGAACCAAAGCCAGTAGTTCCATAACCTTTTTCAGCAAAGCCGCCTTCTTTAACAATATCATCTATTGTAGTAGTATCATAGTCAATTCTTTCTCTATAAAAGCCTGACACGTTACCATGATCTGGATTTTTCGTTTTTTCAGCAAATTCTGGAAAGAAAGAAGCTGTGCCTTCTGGGTCATAATCAAAAATTTGAATATACTTTTCTGAACTTGGATGATAAAATAGCTTCTTAGCAACAGCATTATCAAAATTATTTAATACGCTAGGTGCTAAGTTTTGTAATTCTTCATCATAACCTAAAGCCTTTAGTCTCATTCTAGCTATCATATGACTATTTAAAAATTTCATATTACGACTAGCTTCGACATAAAACTCAGGTATATTACCACCTCGAGCATATTGAATTAATGCTTCAATATCTTCGCCGTCATGTGGCTGATCGTGATTAAACCAAGCTTCCCTAGTTTTTTCATCTTCTATTTTATTACGAGCTATACGACCGGCATTAGCAACATAAAGATTACGTTTACCTTTACCTGATCTATAGTATTCTCCGTATGGTGTAACTTTTTTACTCTTACCAGTACCTACTACAGTACCATCTTCTGGACCAAGGTTTTTAAGAATCTCACCTTCTGCCTGTGTTAGTGCCTGCTCCGGAGATAGTCCACCACCTTCTTTAGATGTAAGATATAAAAACTTTTTCTTAAGGTCTGCTTTGACATTATCTATAACAACACTTTGCTCTAATTCTTTATTAGAAGTTGTAAGTGTATTACCTAATGTAGTTGATACGTCTTGTTCTAGTCTTTTCTCGTATTGGTCATACAAGTCTTTGTTTTGTGCAATCTTGTCGTAACCTTTTATCTTCTTTGCATAATCTTCCCTAAGTTTAGGGTCGTTAATTTCATCAAGTCTTGCTTCAGCATGCTCAAAATCATTTTGTAGTAAATCATTATCTATATGCTTTACAGTATCAATATCAACTTTATCTTCGTTTGTTACAAATCCGGTAAGTGGTTGAAAGTAACGCCAAAATTGATTACTTTGGTCTTCAGCCACAACTATACCATGTTGATCGTTTAGTATTTTTTTAACATTGTTAACTTCATCTAGTAAGTGTTCTTCTGTAGCACCACCTTCTATCTTTTTAAGTCTTTCTTGAGCTTTCTCAACTTCAGTAGTAACTGTATTTTGTTGAGTTTTCAGTTTTCTATCAAACTCTCTAGTGCCTGCTTTTTCATGTAGCACTTTTACAGCTTGATAAAACTGTGGTCTAAAGTCACCTAGACTTTTAGTAACCCCGTCATGCCTATCTTTTATGCCTTCTATAGCCATAATCTTGTTTAGATCAGCAGCTAGTAAATAACCATTATCGACAGCCCATGTCATATCATCTAACATAGTTTGAAAATGTAAATCGGTATCTTTCTTACCGCTCACTTTTTGTAACTGGTTTAGACGTCCAGAATTAGGGTCTCCTTTAGTACCAAAGATAGCTGCATAAGGATTAGATTTTATAGCATTAGCAAAGTCTATTCTAGATTTAGTTTTGTATTGCTCTTTAGATTTTTGATAAGATTGTTGTAAGAATTGAGCTCTAGCAGCTTGATCTGTTCCTTCTGTACTTTTAATTAATTGAAGTATGTGACGATTGCTCATTTTGTTTTTACCACTAAAAACTTCAGCAGTAAAATAAAATGATTCGTTTAAAAACTTTGATATAGCATCATACATTAGTGGATTACCCGCACCATCATTGGCAGCCATAGCATCTTGTAGACTTACCATACCATAACCCTCTACAGGGACTTTAGTATCCTGATTAGCTAGCATAAATCCTTGATAACTTTTACCAACTTCTGTAACTAAGGCTTTACCTTTTGTATCAAAGTCAGCAACTGTAAGACTCTGGTTAGCATATATACCTTCTTCAAGTATATCTAGATTACCAGTTTTTGCAAAATCTATGTCAGCATCAAAAGCAATTTGCATACCTTCTACAGTAGCAGCATTACTTTCTTTAAAAATGTTTTTAAACTTTTCGTCTTCTTCTTCTCTGTATAAAAAGTCTTTAAACTTGTCATCAACTTTTTTATCTAGAGACATATTAAAGTCAATGTCTGAGTCGCCAGTAAATAGATCAGCCATCTTAGGCATATCGCTGCCACCAAGCTTTTTACTATTTGCTTCTCCGGCTTTGACTTTATCTTTATATGCTTTTAGTTGACTTCTGTTATCATTCCACTCTTGAAGCTTAGGCACAAACTTACCAGTATCTGCAATAAGCTGTCCTAGTTTCTGAAAGTTTCTTGATTTAGTTTCCGCAGCAGCAATAGCATCTTGTGCTCTCTGTTTGTATTGAGCATTGTTGTTAGCTATAAGCTCGTTGATGCCTGCGTTAATACTTTCACCACGTTTATTACTAACGTCTGAAAAGTTGGTATCGGCGGTGTTAAACATATTGGAATCCATTATGCCACCTCCTTAAAATCAACGTCTATCATATCATAGTATACAGCATAGAAACCGTTGCTAAGTTTATCTACAGCTTCTGGTTTTTTCTTTAATACTTCTTGAGCTGTAACTCCGATAAATTCTCTGTCAGAACTTACATACTTAAATCTGTATATATTATATCCGTCAATAGATTGACCTATTTTTGTCACATCTCTTTTTAATCTTTCATCACTAGGAAATAATCCCATAACTCCAGTAGCGACGTTTAGTCCAAAACTTAAACTGTTCATGAACTGACCCGCTCTGTCTTTTGGAGGCATCATAGTAGGCATACCAAACTGTGGTCCCATACCAAGAGCATTATACTCTTTCTGAATCATAGCTTGTTCTCTTCTTTGTATACCTTCTCTTGCTTTAGACTCTCCTACAGTAGCCAGTTTAAACATTTGTTTATCTAGTTTGGCAACTTTAGCATGATAGTTAGCTTGCTTCATACCGCCGTAACGATTACTACGTCCGCCACTGTTGACCGATTTACTTTGAAAGTACTGTCTGGCTAAGTCTTCTTTTTCTGATAAAGCTTTACCTCGAGCTTGTACAGCTACTTCTTCAAAGTCTGCTTCGGCACGTGACCGTCCTAAACCTCGAATAGTTTTTAGGTTCTGCTTAAAATCAGCTTCTTTATTCCATTGTTTTATCGAGTTAGCTTTGTATTCGGCATGTCGCCTATTATTCTCGACTCGGGCGGCTTCTCGCCTTCCCGCATTAGGGTCTGGTGCACACACGGCAAAATTCTATAAATGGTAAATTGTTGGGTCCATGATTAAACTTGCGTAAAAACTTGAAACCTATAAATTTGAGTAGTTTTAAATGTGCTGTATTTCTACAGTCTACGATGTTCCACAACAGAGGCTCAGTGCGGCTATCGACCCACCGCTTGGCTTCTCTTGCAAATGTAATTGGATAACGATGGATTGCCGGAGTGCATAGCATCCAGATTTCTCCACCGTCCCCGACTCCTGCTAGTCCGGCAGTCTTGCCGTCTGGTACTGTGAAATACACAGCAGAGCCTTCCTGAGCCACTCTAGGGAGGATTAGGAATGGGTCTAACCCATGACCCTCGACGACCTCTCTGAGGTCATCTGGGCGTAGGTTATAGGCCACCTCTAAGGCAGCCTCTTTTGTAATTGGTTTTACGTATTGATCTAATTTAGACACGTTTATAATATCGAGGTGAAAAGTCTCCTTCCCAACTCACAGCTCTTAGTGTGGATGGTGCAGGGTGTTGAGATTTAAGTGTAATATCTACGTTAGTATTACGTTCATATACTGGTATAGTTTTTATAAACTCTTCTATGTATGGTGCATCAGATACATCGTACTCGTCTAACTCTGTAGATTCGTATACTTCTGTATAATCATTTTTACCAACACGTGATAGAGTTGTTTCATAAAGACCTATCTTACCAAAGTGTAACTTCATTCTATGTATAACAAGAGATGAGTTAACATCAGCTCTAGCAGATTCTCCTTGAGTTTGTGTTAAGTAGAATGTAGGAAATAGTACTTTGTATTCATATAAATATCCTACAAAGATTGTTGCTCCTGACCAGTCTCCCGGTAAAGTAAACTCAGTGTTATTTTGTATTGTAGCCTTTGCATATCTACCTACTCTGGTAGATGCTGTATTTGTATCTATAGCAACTAAATCATAGCTAGGTGTAGTAACTGAAGGAAGCCAAGTAATGCCAGTAAATGTAGTTTTATTAGTAGGATGATCGAATGTACCACCAGATACGCTGACATGATTATCTATATGTAATAAGTAATCGACATTATCTTGTATAATAAATGGGTCAGATTCTGTTTGTACTAATCTTACTTCCTGTAAAAAGTTATCTGTATCTAAAAAGTAATATTCGTCATTAATAACAAAATGATACTTAAGTGGATTATTAAACTTCCATTTAAACCAAGCTGATTGCTGACGTTTATCTCCTACGTTAAGATATCTAAATCCTTGTACTTCATCTGAGTCAGTTTTACCTATTAATACTAGGTTATTCTCTCTTGAGTTAGTAAATAAATCTACATTTTTAGGTATTAATGTAGGAACTACCTGACTCTGGTTTACTACGTTAGGTTCTCCTTCTCTAGCAATATTAGCCATTTCGTTAAAACGACTAAATTTACCAGAATTATCCATATATGCTACTGTAGTACCTAGTGATATAGGAGGTATATCCTTGTTATAGTTAAATGTGGATATACTACGTAACTTAGCAGTGTCAGGGTTTAGTACTGTATCGTCAGATGATAATAGAAACTGTTGGTTTGAGCTAAATACTACAAGACCTGAGTTAATATCTATACCATCAAACAGTTCTGACGGGAAATTAGAAGAACAAGATATGTCAATAGGGTCATTAGCACTAACTGTTAGAGCTGTTTCTGAGAAGAAATCAGGCTTTCCTAGCGTGCCCGGGCGGCATAATACCACATTTTCGCCTGCTAAAAAGGCTAATCTGTTACGGAAAAACAAAACTCTGTTAACACGCTTACCTTCAAATGATGGAAATGGATTAGTATTTTCATCGCCTATCTCTCTATCAGCATAATCAAACTGTTTAATAGTAAATGTAGCTATTTCTGTAGATGTACCACCATTAGCTAAACCAGTTCTTTGTATAGCTAGAGGCATATTAGTTAGACTTAAATCAATACCCGGTTTTGCACACTCTACCCACGAACCTGTACCATCCTTATTATTTAGACCTTCAAATCGTAAGTAGTAATCGTCTTCATCTGACTGTCTAGAGTTAGATACTTTAACTATATAACCATGCCTACATTGTTTTGGCAATAAAGACACATCGTTAACAGCTGTACCCATGCTTCGCATTAGGTCATCTTCAACTATCTCAACATTAAATGAGGTAGTGCTAGACATGTAAAGTCCGTTACCTATAATTTTACCAGTAATACCTGATGGTAAATCTGCAAGAAGACCGCCTAATACTGTGTCAGAACTTACTGCTGTATCAGCGTCAAAAGGTGTAGGTGAGGGACGTAGTAATTTTAAGTTAGCTTTTACGGTTATAGTTTCATGCTCCATAACCTCTATAATATAAGTAGCCGAAGATTCTCCTTTACCAGAGTTACCAGAAGTACCACTACTAGACGAACCAGATACGGTACGTCCCTTTGCTTGGTCCATAGTAATAGTTACCTGATCTCCAAAAGCCCAACCTTCTCCTCCATGTAAGAGTATAGCTTGTCTACTGTAAGCACAGGCAAAGTCATCTGGAGAGTCTCCGTCAGCACCTATGTTACCTTGTTGTCCACGTATATCAAGTTTAAAGATAAGATTGTTTTTACCAGAAGTTACAGTATTATTATTTACATCTGTAACTAAATTTGTATTTGTACCAGTATAGCTACTAGCAGCTGTACAACTAAATGTTTGTATACCAATACCTCTACACTGTCCAGTACCACCACTTTCATCAAGTGTGTCAGATAATATTTGTATACGTGTAGCTCTAGTAAAAGTAGTTTCTGTATCGTTATTGTATATATTCATACCGTACTGTCTACCGTTTTCAGTACGTGTAATTTCTACAAACGCAAAGTGAGTATCAGGATTATCTGGTGTAGTACCTGACTTTCCTACCAGTGTATTAGCATTAGTAGCGTCACGACTACTAACAAAGGTAGTGTCGTTGATAGTAAGGAATTGTATGTTTTCACTATTGCTTGTTGCTAGATAGTTTTTGATAGCTGTCTCGCCACCAGTACCATAGACTATGGTCTGTTCAGCTCCGGGGTTATCGCCGCTAGCTTTCCACATTTTTAGTGTACCGTCTGCGGCTACCTGTCCTATGTAAGACCCTTCCTCTTCGTCACGATGGTAGTGGAACCACGAACCACCTGTAGCTACGTTGGGTAACGGGTTGGTGCCTACTCTTTTTGCACCCGGTCTTTTGTACAAGCCTTTAGTAATGTCAGGTATAGCATTTACGACATTCTTAACTTGTCCCGGATATTTTAATTGATCGGGCTGTTCCGATATACCACCAGTAAAACTAGGAATGGTTTGGGTTAAACTTGCCATTATCTTCTAAGGTTTCTCCAAGGTTGATATGTTTGATATACTGTATTTTCTGGGAATCCAAACATGCTGTGATTTCCCTGATTACACTCGTACTCCATTAATGCAGCACGTGCTAATGATTCTTGTCCTTGCAATAATTTAACAAGGTTAGGGTTTGCAACCAACTGAGTAGCTGCTTTTGTTGACGCTCTATATGTGATATAACGTCTAAATGGTATAGGTAAGTTTTCAAAGGTGTAAAGTTTTACGACATCTAAGTCGATGGATGTAATGTCTGAGAAGTCATCTGTGTGATCTATTTTATCATATAATTTACCATCACGTCTGACTACATCATATGTTCTATTTGACCAACCTTCAGAAACATCAAGCTGTAGAACATCATTTGATATAAAAATATGCCCATCGGAATCTGGTGCAAATGCTACATGTTTTTCTGTATTGAAATGCCATCCTTCTGCCTGTGTATCTATATTAGCATCTTTTAGTAGATTAAATATAAATGATATTTCTGGATTGTCAAAGTTAAGTTGTGTTATTGGTGATTGACCTATTGCTCCCAGTATAGTATTTACTGCGGACAATTCTGTGTCGATGTCAATAGTTGTGGAAGCCATAAGAAAAAAGGGGAGCCGAAGCTCCCGTATAGAATAAAAATTAAGTTAAAGCTGAAGGCTTAGTTGCTGTTCCGGCGAACAATTCAACAGCAGCAGCAGGGTTAAGTGCGTCTGCTCCCATAGCTAGGCGACCTAAAATTACGTCACCTTGGTATACAACTGAAATGTCTCCAGATGTTACCTGTACTTGAGGTCCGATTGCCTCTACAACACCGGCTGCTTCCTTTTGGAAGATTAAGCCGCAGCTGTTTGCGAACTCAGAAGCGTTACCATATGTGTTAACGGTCTTAGTTGCTGATGCACCGGCTCTCTCGTCTTCCATTCCGGGACCTACAAAGTCACCAGAGTTTCCGGGGTCGTCGATACCGGGGTTTGTTGCAGAACCTGTACCATACTTAGTACCGAAGTTACTGAAGAATGGGATGTTCATTGACTTGAAGATCTTGATGCCTGCAATCTCGATGATTCCATTACCTGATTGTAATGTGTCACCTTGCTCATCTCTGTTGATGAGTCCGTTAGAACCAACTGCTTGGATAAGTTCGTAGTACTGTCTTGGGTTAAGAACACCTACTCTACCTTCTGTAGAAACTCCTTTCTCGTCTAATGC